GTCCCCGCGGTCGGCGAGCAGGTGTTTTACTGCTGGAACGACCGCAAGGACTACGCCCTCACGGACTGCACCGGCGCGCCCAACCACACGGGCATCGTGACGCGCGTGGTCGGGAACTGCGTCAATGTGTTCGAGGGGAACAAGGGCAGCAAGCATGAGTGCGGCTACCGGACGCTGGAGATCAACGGACGATATATCCGCGGCTTCGGCGTGCCGAAATATCCCGCGGAAAAGCGCACGTTGGTGCGCGGCGACAAGGGCGAGGCGGTCGGTAAGATGCAAGAGCTTCTCAATGCCTGCGGGTACGAGCTGGACGTGGACGGTTCATTCGGGCCCGCGACGCAAAGGGCGTGGGTAGAGTACCTCGCCGCATACATCCTCAAGGCCCTAAAATGATTTGTGCCCGATTCGGGCACGGAAAGGAAAACCGGTGGGAAGTCTGCAACACTTCCCCTCGCGTGGGCGCCTGCAAGCCGTGGTGCCTCTATGGACACACAGCACAGAGAGATCCGCGCTCAGCTTTCCGCAATGGCTCCGCGCAGAGCCATTGCCTACATTCGCTCCTTCGACCTGCCGCCCGACGAGGCCGCGAGCCTCATCGAGTGCGATGTGCGCGGGCGGTCCTGCGTGCAGGCGGCGGAGCTGCTCCACCTCAGCGTGGACGGTCTCGCCAAGCTGCGCCGCCGCGCCTACCGCAAAATTGCAGACGGACAAAACGAGAGCACCGACTAATCGTCGGCGCTCTTTTTTTTATGGGCAAGGCAGTTTGCGGGCAGAACGCGGGCAGTTCTCAAACCGGAAACCGCGGTACGATAGAGGCAGAACAAAAGGAGGTGCAGCGCATGAATTATCCCGCAGGCAATCCTTACCAGCCCTATTACCCCTATCCCGCGCCCACAGCGCCCGCCCTGCGCGCTTCCGCGGCCCCGAGGTATGAAATTATCCATGTGACCGGCAGACGCGGCGCAGAGGCCCTGCAAATGGCTCCCAACAGCTCCATGCTCGCCCTCGACGACACCGCGCCCCTCGTCTGGCTCTGCCGGACCGACGGAGCCGGCTACCTCACCGTCACGCCCTTTGACATTGCCCAGCACGCCGAGCCCCCCGCGGTGAACGTGGACGACCTCAGCGCGAGACTGACCAGATTGGAGGAGATGTTAAGTGCCCACCAACCCGATGCTGAGCCTGCTAAACCCGCAGGCAAGCGCCGCACCGACAGCAGCAGCGCCGAGCAGTCCTGACATCAGCGGGGCCGTGGGTCTCTACAAAGCCTATCAGGCCGCGCGCAATCCCATCGCCGCACTGGAGCAGATGGCACAGTCCAATCCAATACTCGCGCAGCTCCGGCAGGCGCAGCAGGGCGGCACCGATATGCGCGGCGCGTTCTACGCGCTCTGCCAGCAGCAGGGCGTCGACCCGCAGACGATCCTCGCGCAGTTCCAGTGATCCAGACGGGGTGCACACCGTTCGGAAATATATTTTTCGGAGGTAATCAACAATGACGGAAGGTCTTTCCCCTGCCGACATCGCCGCTGTTCAGGGCGGCGGCTTCGGAGGCTTCGGCAATGAGGGCCTGTGGCTCTTTGCCATCCTCGCCCTGATGGGCGGCGGCTTTGGCAACTGGGGCAACCGCGGTACCGGCGACCGCAACGCCACGGTCGGCGACGTTCAGCGCGCCACCGACTTTGCGGCGCTCGAGCGCCAGAACAACGAGACCGTCGCTGCCGTGCGTCAGGCTGCCTATGACAACCAGGCCGCGGTCAAGGACGGCAATTACAACATCCTCGGCGAGCTGCGCGATCTGCAGGCTGCCACGGCCGAGGGCTTTGCGCATCAGCAGGAGTGCTGCTGCAACATCCTCCGCGGCATCGACAGCGTCAACTACAATGGCGCGCTCAACACCGCGAGCATCAACGCCAACACCACCGCGCAGACGCAGAAGATCCTCGACGCCATCGCGGGCAACCGCATGGCGGACATGCAGAACCAGATCAACCAGCTCCAGCTGCAGGCAGCGCTGTGCGGCATCCCCCGCACCACGCCCTACGGCTACGGCATCGTGCCGCAGTTTGCGGTCGCCGGCTGCGGCGCCTACAACAACGGCAACATCTAAACCATTTTCTCCGCAAGGGGAATACGGTAACGCCCTATTTGGCGAGGCAAGGCGGGGCGGCAACAGCTGCTCCGCCTTTCAAAATTTTATGAAAGGACCGAATCAATATGAGTAAGTCTGCGATCTATACCACCAACGTCAGCGCACCGACCGTTGCGGTCGGCGGCATTGTGCCGTTTGGGACCACCACGCGCCGCTACGGCTGCAACATCCGTCAGGATGGCAACGCTATCACGCTCTGCGGGCAGGGCTACTACCTCGTCAACATCTCCGCGACGCTCGCTCCCACGGCGGCCGGCACAGTCAGCCTGACCGCGCAGAAGGACGGCGTGGCCATCATCGGCGCGACCGCGTCTCAGACCGTCGCGGCGGCCGGCATCACCAACCTTGACATCACGGCCATCGTGCGCAACGCCTGCGGCTGCGAGAGCTCGCTCCTGTCGCTGATCCTCGGCGGCGTGGAGTCGGTCGTCAACAACCTCGCGGTCACGGTCGAGAAACTGTGAGGTGCAGCATGGAAATGCTGACCAGAGATCACGTTAAAGCCTATAAAGACAAGATCAAGGGCGCGCTCGTTGAGTACATGGCTATGCCCGCCAGCGAGCGCTCCTCCGGCGCGATCCGCGCCATGCTCGAGGGCTGGATGCTGCTCGACGAGGTAGAGCCGAGTCTGTGCGGCTGCGGCGACTTTACCCAGGCGGACGCCGAGAAGTGGTCGCAGCACATGCGCAACACGGACGGCAGCACCGGCGCGCACTGGAGCATGGAGCAGACCTCATCGCTCGCCGAGAGCCTCGGCGTGAGCCGCGACGAGGTCTCGCCCTGGTGCTGGTGGATCGCCGTGAACATGATGTACTCCGACTACTACGGCGTCGCCTCCCACTTCGGCGTCGCCACGCCAGAGTTCTTCGCGGAACTCGCCCGCGCCTTCCTGCTCGACGAGGACGGCCCCGGCCCCAAGCCCAAGATGTCGGCCTACTACTGCGGCATCGTCAAGGGCAAGGACTGATTGTCTGTGTTCATCACTGTGTTCACAAATCCCGCTATGACTGGCAGAAACGGGCAGAAACGAGCAAGATGAAAGTTGAGAAAAAGCTTGATATTGCTGGAAAATCCAGTAATATCAAGCTTTCTCTTTCTACAACGAACGAGAGGAGGAAACTCTCAGAAGTTGGCTTATTGTCCGCTCTTACTTGGCGGAGTGGCCGTGATCGACCTCATACATATGCTCGATGAGCTCGAGGACCTTGTTGGAGTAGCCGATCTCGTTGTCGTACCAGCTCACGACCTTGACGAACGTNACAACGAACGAGAGGAGGAAACTCTATTTCGCCCCTTGCATATCAGGCATTCTGCGCATTTTGTGTTTGCAACTGTGTTCACAGGCTTGGTCAAAAGCTCTTTTTCATCTTCTCCGCTGCGGCGGCGATCGCGTCACCGCAGACGTGCGTATAGATGTCCATTGTCGTGGACAGCTTCGCATGACCGAGCAGCTTCTGCGCCGTCTTTGGGTCTACGCCAGCCTCAAACAGTGCGGTTGCGTAGCCATGCCGGATCTGATGCAGAGAGACCGTCACGCCGCTGGCGGCGCAGTACGCCTTGTAAAGCTTGCGGAAATCGCCGTCTGTCAGCAGCGAGCCGTCCGGCTCGGCAAACAGATACCCTTGCGGCAATTTTTTCGGCAGAAGCGCATCCAAAGCGGGCAGGAGCGGGACCTCCCGCACACCGGCGGCTGTCTTTGGTTCCTTGATCTTCGCGCCGTGGTCGTAATAGACGGACCGGCGGATATGCACGCGCATGGCTTTGCGGTTAATGTCGGCTCCGGTTAAGGCCTGCGCCTCTCCCCTGCGGCAGCCGGTGTAGTAGATCAGCGCCGGGAACAAGCCAAAGGGCAAATTCGTGGATGCCTTGATCTTGGCGATCTGGTCTTTGTCGGGGGCCTCGCGCCGCGTCTGCGGGAGATTGCGCGGCACGCGGACGGCCTGTGCCGGATTGTAATTCGTTTTTCCCTGCAGCTCCGCCCAGCGCAGGATCTGGCGGATAACCTGCAGCTGCATGGCGACGGTCTTTCGTGCCCGCGCGGCGGCGAAGTCCCGAATAAATGCGTCGATCTCTTTGGCGGTGATACTGCCGACCTGCCGCGCCCCAAATTCATCCACGGCTCGGCGCAACGCCGGCTTATAGTTTTTCACCGAGTTCGGCTCGAGCTTCGGCTCGGCTTCATCCCACCACTGCTCTGCGATCCTCGTGAAGGTCGTCTCCGCGTCGATCTCCGCTTGCAGCTGGGCTCGGTCAAACGCCTTGACCTTATCCCATACCTCCTTGTCGGTTTTCCCGCGGAAGGCCTTGCGCTTGCCGTTGATGCGGAGGATCGTCTCATGCAGACCGTCCGGTCGGATGTAATAGCTGGGATATTTTGGCATTGCGCCGCCTCNNNNGCCGCCATGCCGGGCGGCGGCCGTTTGCGTCACTTAATATCCATTCTGTGTTGCGCCATAAACGGCTTGATCATATGTAAATCCTTCGTATTCCAACTGCTCAATCAAACGCTCACGGGAAAACGACGAATGCTTTAAGTAGCTTGCTGCTTTTCCTGCGGCCTGCTCGTTCCAGTCTGCACCGCAGCTATCCGCGCCATAGACGGCTTGTTCATGCGTAAACTCCTCATATTCAAGCTGCTCAATCAGCCCGTTGTATGAAAAGTTGGAATAGCTCAAATAACCGAGTGCTTTTCCTGCGGCCTGCTCGTTCCAGTCTGCACCGCAGTTATCCGCAGCAAAGGTAGCTTCGGACAGCGAATATCCTTCATATTGCAGCTGCCCCACTAACCCATCATGCGAAAAATTAGAGTGGCTTAAATATCGCTTTGCTGTTTCCAGGGCGTTTTTCTCACCCATTGTCGCATCCGGAAATTCCTCAACCGGTTCTGGCTCAGATGTCGGAATGTCTTTCGGCTGCCCTGCCGTGGAGGTTGAAGTGCTTGACTGGCTCGGCAAATCTGATGACTGGCTGCGGTTTTCACGCCCATTTCTACCGATGGAGCTGAGGATGAAGAGTGCAACTAAGACAATGAACCAAGTGCGCTTGTAAAAGGGCTTTTTCTGCTTTTCTTCGCTCATGTCGTCCCTCCCGTGCCCGAATCGGGCACAATTTTTTATATTTTCCCGCAGGTTAACGGGAATTTAACGGTTTCTCTGCTTTTTTCGACAGAATCTTGTCAAAAAAGGTGCTATGGTAAAAGTACACGCAGGTGCTCCGGAGGTGTCAGCTCGCCTGCGCAGGCCCCGTCGTCAGTTGCAGGGGCGGCGGGGCCGCTTTACAATGGAATATCTGGCCGGTCTAAAATACGAGTAAAGAGAGGTACATAGACATGTCAGATCAGCACAGCGCGCCGCAGGACTTGACCGAGTTACACCAACGCCTCATCGAGAAATACCGGCGGCTTACGCCGGAAAACCGTGGGCGTCTCATGGCCTATCTTGAGACGATAGCAGCAGGTCCAGATATTCCTCCAGCTTTTCCCGATTTCGCGCGCTGAGCGCGTCATACCCGGCCAGCAGCCTGTCCTCCTCCGAGGGCGGGCTGCTTTTCTGCGCCTCGCCGAGCAGGTCGGAGGTGGTGACGCCGAGATACTGCGCGAGCAGCTGCACGCGCTCAATGGACGGGATCGTATCTCGATTTAAAAGCTGACCGAGAAGGTTTTTACCCGCGCCGCTTTCATCGCAAGCGACGGTTGGCTTGACACCCTTTATTTCACAGTATTTTTTTACATTTTGCACAAAGGCGTCTTTATTCATTGGGAACCTTTCAAATCAGAAATTGGTGATTTTTACAAACTATCAACAATTCGTGATTTTTGTATTGACAATCACGGATTGGGGATTTAAGATAGGCGTACAAGGTAAACGCAAGGTTTACACGAAACAAAAGGAGAGAAAGAAATGAACGATTTGGAGTTTCTGCGCGATGCGGCTGAGCGCGACGGCCTTTATCCGGCATTTGCCGGTATGGTCCAGACCGTCGTCAGCGCACAAGAGATGACGGACCACGCAAAGGTCAAGCGGCTCCGCGAGCTCAGCACCGCGCTGAATCAGGTCATTGACGCGCAGTATACATCGTACGAGAGGAGCGGGGAATATGCACGAGTTTGAGATCAGCATTAAGTCCGCGCCCCACGGCTCGGTCGTCACCGTGCAGGGGAGCACGCCGACCATCGTTGTCGAGTTTGGCATCCTTGCAAACACCATCAGCGAGAAGTGCGGCATCCCGCGCGAGCTGCTGATGATGGCGGTCATGAAGGGTGCGGAAATGGAGCGTCAGATCGTGTCCGGCAGCGTCTGCGTCGATGAGGGCGCGATCGACCGCGCGCGCGGCGGCGAAAAGTAAATCCACAATTTACTGTATATCACAAATTTCACGCAAAATCAAGAGAAAGGACGTGTAAAGAATTGACAAGATTCCGCATCCGGGAGCTGCGCGAGGCGCGCGGATTGAGCCAGCACGGACTGGCCCGCCGGCTTGGCGTGACCAAGATGGCGGTCAGCCGCTGGGAGAGCGGTGCGGCCATGCCGACAGCAGACAAGCTGCCGACCATCGCCGCGCTGCTGGAATGTGAGGTCAACGACCTCTACGACGACGAGGCGCTGCGCGCGGCGAGCGAGGCGGCGAGGGCCGCGGTGGCGGCCAAGGGCGCGGCAGACGCGAGAGCGCTGGCCGCAGGAAAGTGAGGAGGCGAGAAAGCATGCGAGAGCGCGAGGCGTTCCGCGATCAGCTGCAGTCTCTGCGCGAGCAGTTTGCCGGGCAGGAGGTGCTGACGCTGGATCAGAGCAGTAAGCTCCTCGGTCTTGACCGCGCGGCGCTGCTCGGAGACAAGGATTTTCCGGCCAAGAAGGTCGGCAAGAAGTACATCATTCCCATCGTGCCGCTTGCGCGGTGGATGGCTACCTGGTGATTTGACATTACCACAAAGGAGGACGAAAGACAATGGCAGCGTTATACCCAAATATCTATCAAAGAGGGCGAAAAACGACCCTTTTGACGCAGGAGGAGGCGGCGGAGCGGCTCGGCATCTCGCCCGAAACGCTCAAGCGCTACGAGGGCGGACGGCTCACACCGCCGGACGAGACCGTCGCGCGGATGTGCGAGGTCTACGGCGTGAGCTGGCTGGCGCTGGAGCACGCGCAGGCGACCGACCGGCTCGGCATCCTGCCGGAGGTGGAGCCCAAGCCCCTGCCGATGGCGACCATCTCGCTGACCAACCGCCTGCGCGACGCAGCGGACCGGCTGGCCGGATTGCTCCGCATCGCCGAGGACGGCGTGATCGACGACGCGGAGCGCCCGGAGTTCGACAACATCGTGCAGGACTTGCGCGAGACCATCGCCGCGGCCTATCAGGTGATTTACGCGGACGGCGCAAAAAAAGAACGCCCCGAGGCTGGCACCTCGAAGCGTTCACGCTCTCAGAGAAACTCTGAAAACCATTGCAAGGCTATTGTACCGCAGAAAAAGAGAAATGTCAAGGCTCTCCGAGAGGAGGCGCGCGCATGACGGGACTGGACATCTTCCTGATCCTCGTCGGCGTCACGTCTCTCACGGAGCGGCTGATGAAGATCATCGTCTATTTGGATGGAGGAAAGTATGAGCGAGGGCGTAATAAAGTCCGGCCATCGTGAGCCGTTTACCGTTCTGTATAAGTCCGCGATCCGAGACACGCGCCTGAGCTTTGAAATGCTCGGATTCCTGACCTATATGCTGGACAAGCCTCCCGATTGGGAGTTCACCATCTCCGGCATGGCAAAGGAGCGCGGCATCGGCAAGGACACGGTGCGCCGCCTTGTGGGACGGCTTGAGGAGGTCGGTTATCTGATGCGCGAGCAGTCGCATGACGGCAGCGGGCGCTTTTCCGCGAACACCTATGTTTTGCAGGAAAAGCCACCGTTGTCGGAAAACACCGACAACGGTGAAAACCGTCGTCGGGAAACACCGTCAACGGAGTTTCCGACCCAAAGTAAGAACGTAGAGACTAAAGATTATATTATACCCCCCTATAGTCCCCCCAAGGGGGACGGCGCGGAGCCGAGAAAACAGCGCAGCAAAACGACGCCGACATGGAAGCCGGAACGCTTTGAGGGCTTCTGGGCCTACTACCCCCGCGGGGAGAACCGCATGGGCGCGGTGCGCGCCTGGGACAAGCTCAAGCCCGACGACGCGCTGATCGAGACCATCGGCCGGGCGCTGCAGGTGCTTAAGGCCTCTCCCGCTTGGCGGGACGGCGTCGGCATCCCGTATGCCTCGACCTTCCTCAACGGACACCGCTGGACGGACGCCACGGCCAAGCGCCCGGCGCAGAGCGCCAAGGCGCAGCCGGTGCGCCGCATCGAGCAGCCGCCGGATAGTCAGGACGGAGGGTGGACATGGGCCGAGTAGACGCGCAGCCGAGCGCCGGTTTGGAAGCCGAGCGCGCCGTGCTCGGCGCGATGCTGATCGACGAGAGCATTGTCAGTCAGGTGCTCGCCGAGGTGGACGAGCGCGACTTCACCAGCACAGCCAACCGGCTGATCTTCCAGGCGGCGCGCGAGGTGTTCCGCGAGGGCGGGCACGCCGACGCCATCACGATCAACGCGAAGCTCGGCTATGCCTCCGGCTCGCCGCAGCAGCAACAGCTCATCGACCTGATGGAGGTCACGCCCACGAGCGCGAGCTGGCGCGAATATGCGCAGCTTATGCGCGAGCAGGCGGCGCTGGGCCGCATCCGCGCCCTCTCGGCGCAGATCAACGGCGCGGCTACGCTCGACGACGTCCGTCCGCTGCTCTCGGAGCTGCAAGCGCAGATGACCTCGCGGCGCGGCGTGAAGGTCGTGCCGATGCTGGAGCTTTTGCAGGATTTCTCCGCCCGCCACGCGAGCGGCGCAGCCGCGGACTATGTAGGCTTCGGGCTGGACGTGCTTGACCACAATAGTTTCATCCGGCGCGGCGACGTGGTGGTGCTGGGCGGCTACCCGAGCGACGGAAAGACGGCCCTTGCCCTGATGATGGCCTATCACATGGCCAAGACGCTCAAGGTCGGCTTTTTCAGCCTCGAAACGTCCGCCGGCAAGATCGGCGACCGCATCGTGACGCAGGGCATGAATATCGACTTCGACGCGATCAAGCGCAGCCGCCTGACCGACCGCGACTGGGGCGCCTTCGCGGTCTGCTCGGAGGACGCGGCCAAGCGCCGGCTTGATGTGATCCAGGCGAGCGGCATGACCGCGGGCGACATCATGGCGGAGTCCATCACCTACGGCTACGAGGTGATCTTCGTCGACTATGTTCAGCTGGTCGTCCCCGAGGGCAACCCGCGCGACCTGCGCAGCGAGCAGATGGCGACCGTCAGCCGCGCGCTGCACACCTTTGCCCAGAGCCGCGGCGTGCTGGTGGTGGAGCTGGCGCAGCTCAGCCGCCCCGAGCGCGGGGCATGGCGCGCGCCGGATATGCACGACCTCAAGGAGACGGGTCAATTCGAGCAGGACGCGGACCTCATCGTCATGGTCTACCGTCCCGACCCCAAGCAGAACTACTCGCAGGAGAAATGCCGCGTCATCCAGATCGCCAAGAGCAAGGAGGGCCGGCGCGGCAAGGGCGTGTTTGCCTTTGACGGCAGGCATCAAACCTTCGCGCCCTACACCCGCGATGACGAGAAGGGCCGGAAGGAGAAAACGGACGGCGAAGCGCCCGGTCAGATGGCGCTTGAGGAAGTGCCAGAGGACGAGAACGCGCCGTTCTGAAAAAAATCGAGAGAAAGAGAGAAACGACATGCCAAGAATCGGAGATCCCCACGCCATTTTGGCGGACATCGGCGCGGCCATCGGCCCCGGACATCGGGAGCTTCCGCGGCTGCTGCCCGGACGCATCGTGTACATCAACCGCGCGCACCGCTGGTTCCTCGTCGAAGCCGACCTCGGCGACGGCGTCAAGGTCCGCGAGGGCTTCAAATTTTGAGAGAGAAACAGGAGAACGACATGAAAACCATTGCGATTATGAACAACAAGGGCGGCGTCGGCAAGACCGTCACCGCCATCAACCTCGCCGACATCCTCGTCGCGGACTACGCGCAGCGCGTGGTGCTGGTGGACTGCGACGGGCAGGCGAACCTGACGCGCTTTTTCCTGCCGGGGGCGGACAAGCTGGAGCTCACCACCACGGCGGACGTGCTGCGGGGCGACTGCGAGCCGTTGTGGAGCGACAACCTTGTGCCCATCCGACCGGGGCTCGACCTGCTGCCGAGCAGCTCCGACCTCTACGAGCTCGACCTGCAGGCGATCAAGGACGGCGTGAGCGCGCCGGAGCGCCTGCGCCATTTCGCCGAGGCCGCGGCTGCGGACAGCGAGGTGGACTGGATGATCTTTGACTGTCCGCCCGGCTACACGCTCGCGAGTGTCGCGGCGCTGCTGAGTGTGCGCGAGGTGATGATCCCCGCGCTCGCCGACAAGTTCTCGCTCGACGGCGTGTTCGCCGTGATCGCGCAGCTGCGCGGTCTGAGCGCGGCCTGTCCGGGGCTGCGGTCCCGCGTGCTGCTGACGCAGACGCGCAGCGCGGAGGTGGTGGGCGAGTGCGAGAAGCTGCTGCGGTCGCAGCGCGTGCCGCTGTACCGCACGAAGATCCGGCGCACGGACAAGGTGCCGGAGAGCACGGTGACGCTCTCGCCGATGCGGGAGTACAGCCCGCGCAGCAGCGCGGCGGTCGATTACCGCTGCCTCGCCGGCGAGCTGATGGAGGAGATTTAACATGGCGGGCAAAAAGTTTGACATCACGAAATTCGCGGCGACGCTGCCCGAGGCCGTGCCCGAATCGGGCACGACGATGGAGCTCGCGCTCGGTGACATCCTCGACAATCCGCGCAACTTCTACCCGCGGCCCGACAATCAGGCGCTCGCTGCGCTGATGGAGTCCATTCAGGCCAACGGCCTGCTGGAGCCGCCGACCGTCGTGCCGGCAGAGGACGGTAAATATCGCCTGATCTCCGGCCACAGCCGCATGGCGGCGCTGCGGCTGCTCGCGGCAAATCAAGACGAGGCCGTCGCGAAGCAGTTCTCCACCGTGCTCTGCCGCGTGCTGCCCGCGATGACGGAGGAGCAGGAGGTCTGCGCGGTGATCGAGGCAAACCGTCAGCGCGTGAAGTCCAATGCGCTGCTCGCGCAGGAGGCGGAGAAGCTCAAGGAAACCTACATCCGGCGCAAGAAGGCCGGCGAGGAGTTCCCGGTCGGGCTGCGCGAGTGGATCGCCAAGGAGATGCAGATCAACGCGACGAAGGTCGGCAACCTGCAGGTCATCAAAAAGGGTCTCAAGGTGCCGGGCATCCTCGCCCGATGGGAGTCCGGCGAGCTGCCCGAGGCCGCGGCGCTTGAGATCGCCCGCATGGACGACGAGACGCAGTACAGGCTGCTGGATTGGATGATCGACAGCGGCCGGAGCTACACAATCAAGGACGTGCAGGAGTTCGTCCGGAGCCGCACGGCGGCCGCCCCGGCGGAACGCCCCGCGACAAAGCTTCCCACTTTGTTCAGCGTAGATCTCTGCGCGCCGGAGTGGCTGCCGCTCGACGCGGCGCACTGGCCGGAGGAGGGCGCGCTGGTCGTGCTCAGCTACGAGACCGGCCTCGGCGGCAGCAGCTACCTCGTGGCCCGCTGCGCCGGCGGCGCGGATGAGGATTACCCATTCATCTCGACGGACGCGGGGACGACGGTGGACGATATCCTCGCGTGCCAATGCGACCGCTGGACGCCGCTCGCCGAGTGCGAGCGCGGAAAGGCAGGCAAGGTGTGAAAGTTTTGATTGCCTGCGAGGAATCGCAAGAAGTCTGCAAGGCATTTCGGGCATTGGGGCATGAGGCATATTCCTGTGACATTCAGGAGCCGTCTGGCGGACACCCTGAGTGGCATATCCTAAGCGATGCGCTCAAGGCCATCGAGGGGGGGCAAGTGACCACAATGGACGGGGAGCCGCATGACGTCGGCAGGTGGGACTTGCTGATCGCGCACCCACCGTGCACTTATCTGACAGCAAGCAGCGCCGTCCGGCTGTTCAACTCAGGCCATACTATCAAAGACTGCGGCAGAGAGCAAAAGGGTTGGGAAGCGAGACAATTTTTCTTGAGTATGTTGTCTTGCGGGATTGAACGAATCGCAGTAGAAAACCCAGCCCCGCTACGATGGTTCAAGCTGCCAAAGTATAGCCAGATCATAGAGCCTTACATGTTCGGCGATCCGTGGAAAAAGCGGACATGCCTCTGGTTGCGCGGCTTGCCTTATTTGGTCGAGACCAACGTGGTTGAACCAAAGGGACTATGGGTTGGGAGCACATCGGGCCGTGACGGATGTACCGGACGGATCAAGACTGGATATACGTTGTCGCCACATAGGGATGCAAAGACCCGCGCAAAGACCTTCCCCGGCATTGCTAAAGCAATGGCGGAGCAATGGGGCAAGGAGGGCTCATGAAAAACGCTTACGCAAAGGAGCAGGCGGAGCTGCGGCGGCAGCTGCTTAACTACGGGGCGCTGGTCGGCCAGCAATTCAACGTGGATATGATGTGCCTTGCCCTCAATGAGGAGGGCTTCGGACACGACCGGATCATGCGCATCATCCACCGCGCGGAGAAGCACGGCGAGTATTTTCACGAGTGCCTCGCCTACGGTGTAGAAAGCGACGCGCGGTTCGAGCAGCTCGACCAGCGGCTCCGGTACATCTGCCGCGACCACCCGGAGGACTTCGTGCCGCGTGAGGAGCGCTACCCCAACGTCAAGGTGCCCGGCATGGGTAAAAAATTCAAAGCGGAACCGATAGGAGGATGAACATGAAAAACGAAGAGATCGTCAAGGCGCTGCGTTGCATTTCCACCGCAGGCGGAGAGAATGCCTGCGAGCATTGTCCGTACTGGAAGGAAGAGGAAGTCCCGGAAGAAGAACGGCCCATATACGGAGCCGACACGATGCATTCATGCGATGTCGACCGCGTTGGACTGGACGGCGCGGATTTGATCGAGCGCCTGAGCGACCGCTGCGCGCGGTACGCCGAGGAGATCGCCGTGGCGCAGGAGCGGACACGGTGGGTGCCGGTGGAGGAGCGCCTGCCGGAGATCTCTAACTCGTGGGGGGTATCGGATGTTGTCTTGTGCATCATTAGCGATCCTTCCGGATACCCACCGCCGAATCCGGGATTGTGTGTATATTTGGAGGACGGAAGATGGACGTGCCACGGGCAGATTGTGCGGGTTACGCATTGGATGCGGATGCCGGCGCCGCCGGAGGAGGAAAGGTAAATGAAAAGACTGACAACTAATTGCCCTGATAGCAACCTTGATGCCGCCCTGAATCTGTTTTACATCAAAGACTTCGAGACGTGGGTGCGGGGCGGAGGTGATGGCCCGGACTACCCGGACATCCGGCTCTACGATTTCATCCGCAAAGCCGCAAAGATTTTACTGCCGGATTTAGACTTTCCAATGGATGATGACGGCGTAGACTATGCGATGGGTGAGTTTTTGTTGGACGGCCCTGATGAGCCAACAGGCCTGCTTGCCCTGCTTTATACCGCAGCATGGTCATACGCAGAACTGCGTGGCAGGCTCATGCAATACGAGGACACGGGCAAGACACCGGTGGAAGTGTCCACACTGGTTAAAGATTGGAACGACCTTTGCACTATCGTCAGAGAGTGCGGTGGCATTAGCCGAGTAAGGGTACTGGCCGAGGCCGACAAGGACGGGCGCGTGGTGGTGCTGCCATGCAAGGTGGGCAATACGCTATGGGTGACTGGTCGTGACAATGTGCCGCAAGAAATGGAGCTTGAAGCCCTGGACATTAGAGCTGTTTGCACGGATGAGGATAATCTGTGTATGTCAACGTGCAATCGAAAGCCAGACGGGTTCTGCGCGTATCGTCTGCGTAATGATGGTGCTGACATCGGCAAGACCGTATTCCTCACCCGCGAGGAGGCGGAGAAAGCATTGGAGGCGATGAAGGATGTTTGAGCTCAGATTAGATGACCCGCACTTTGTGGAAAACTTTCAGGCGGCGTTGAATCTGAAAAAGATGGGATTTGCAGACGACGAGCTGGAGCTGCTCTACCAAAAGCAGCTTGAAGAGGATACAAAGGAGGTAGCTAATGACTGACATGGAACGCAAGACCTTCTGCGCGGCGCTCAGCCGCTACGGCGCGCAGGCGCAGATCACGATGGCCTTTGAGGAGATGGCCGAGCTGCAGGACGTGCTGTGCAAGTTCCTACGCGGGCGCGTGGACGGTGACACGCTCGCCAACATCGCCGAGGAAATCGCCGACGTCGGGATCATGCTCGACCAAATGGCGATCGAGTTTGAGGTCGAGGACGCGGTGGCGGAGCAGCGGGCATCTAAGGTCCGGCGGCTGCGGGAAAGGATGGAGAATGATGCCTGATTGTAAAGCGTGCGGGTCGTGGTTTGCGGCAGTAAATAAACGTGAGTCCCTATGCCCGATCTGCGAAAGTGCATTGGCACGGTTGGCTGGCTATGCTGTGCCGGTGGTGCATGGGTGCTTCGAGCCGTGTTTTGACGAGAACGGTAATTGGCGGCAGGGCTTTGCGAAATGCTCGAATTGCGGCAAGGAATACTACGCACAGGTAATCAACCATTTTGGTTACTGCCCCAACTGCGGGGCGAAGATGGACGGAGGTGCGGACAATGCCTGAATTTAGACGCTTAACCTACAAGACGCCGGACGGGGCGTGGGGCATCGAGGGCGTGAGCCTGCTCACCTGCCCGGCGCGGCTCTACGGCACGGCCGCAAAGCTGTGCGACATGGAGAGCCTGTGCGAGGACGTGTACCGCGCCAAGGACGCCGAGCTGACGCTCGACGCGCTACAGGAGCTGGTGGACAAGGGCCTCGGCGGACGCTTCCTCGACCTGCGCAGGGCGCTGAAGGGGGTGGAGCTATGACGGGGAACAGGGTGTTGATCGTCAAGCTGCCGGAGCTGCACGCCGACGTCAAACAGCTCGAGGCGTTCCGCGCCTATGTGTGCGACGCGCTCGGCGCGGGCGCGCTGGTGCTGCCGCTCGGCACGACCTATGCGGTCGAGGATTTCCCCGCGCTCGGCGCGGG